GAAGTAGTCAGCACCTTACCGAAAGTATCGCCATCCTGGATATCATCTAAGGTCAAATTGGCCTTGATCTCTGCCATACTGATGGTCTGATCCCAGACAGTTTTGTCTAACTGGGTAGGCAATATCCCCATATATTCGTTATCTGCCTGTTCCATATACCTGGCATAAAGCCAGTCAAAATCCTTTTTCAGTTTATTGAATTCTTCTTCACTGATCATAAATTTATTCGTCTTTCCACTCCGGAGGTTCAGATTCCAATACAATCTGATAACCCTGGATCTCAAAATAATACTTATCGCTTATTCTGGGCCTGAAATGTAATTCCCTAGCCCTCTGGCCACCGCCTGCTAACCTGAGCCTATACCATAGTGTTTTATTGGCAGTTAAAGTCAGATCCTTGTAAGTCTCTGCTGCATTGTCTAACTGATAATAAAGCCTTAAACTGGTTCCGGTTGTTGATTTTACTTTCACATAGATATCGTAAAATTGCTTATAGACATCCGGATTACCAAAACTCAAAGGCCCAACAGTATCATAGGCTTCAATGGCAGCTCCGTCATCTTCCAGGCCTTCTGATAGTGTGTAAATTTGGCCAGTAGTAGTTGATCCTGCTTTCAGGCTATCTTCTCCGCCATCATCCCAGATAGAATAGACATTGAAGGCAAAATCATAAATTCCGTAACTTCCGTCTCTGAAGTCAATCCAGACTGTTTCATTCGGTACAGTGCTTGTACCTTTTGGATAAGACAACATATAAATTCCGTTATAAAAACAGCTATTGCATTTATCAATATAAGCCTGGTTCAGATTAGCTTTCAGATAGGCATTCACGATCTTATTCAGATCATCAATTCGGTCAATATTCAAAATCTTTAAGCCCTCTTTGTTCAAAAAGACAATGTAATTATCACAATCCGCCATGGTCCTGGGAGCGTAGCAGCCCTTGGATGAATAGGAGTCTCTAAATTGAAAATAATCTGAAGATTCAATTCTGGCCGAAGTCCCCAGTAACCTCTCCACGCTCTTCTTGGTTGCTACCTGCAATACATGCAATTGATTGCCTATCCCGCTAATTTTACTCATATTCCCCACGCCAATAAAGAAGGCCGGAGGGAAGTGTTCATAATATCTCTTGGAGAAATAGAGGTTTTCTCCAACTGCCAGCATGATCCTCCCGCCACGCTTGGTAATCTGGTGCGGTGCATCCGGAGGCAGGTTATGATCCAATTCATGGTAATACTCCAGGGAATTCTGGGTAGATAACAGAATATCCGCCTGGGTACTGTCATACTCAGTAGTGGTATTATCGTCCAATTCCTTATCCAGGTAATAGGAGGCCCCATCTGCCAGTGTCCGGTAAATCCTTCTCTTGATAATGTTATAATCCGATCCGGAATAGAGCGGTACGGTAACGGTAATTTTCTGATCAGCAACCACACTGATAACAGCAGAATACTCAGAGGGATTCCCTTCATTTCCTTCTGCATCCACAAAGGTAACTTTAAACCGGTAGTCCCCTTCTGATAAGTCTCCATCAGCCCCGGCAACCCCGGAAGGTGCGGTTGTTGGTACAGGTACGCCACATTTCCAGACATCCGTACCGTCAAACTTCATCATGTTTTCATTCCCGTTCACGATAAAGCACCGGTTGACAAAATCACAGAAAAAGGTATCAGCCCCGGAAGTCAATCCGGTGATTAGTTCTGTTCCGGCATGGCCTGCTGCATCTGTCAAGGTATAGATTTTGGTCCCACAAGCTGCCAGGGTATATTTATCAACTGCCCCCTGGGTATAAAAACGGTGCAGCCCGGTAATAGGAAACTCTGCCAGGATATTGGTGTTAAATTTAACATAACCGGATCTCTTGCATAAATTTCCATTTTCGTCATAATTCATATTCTTGATGCCATTGGCAGCTCTGGGCAACTGCCTTAATTTTAGATTTGCAAAGATATCGTTGTCGTTTCCGATACGAAATATAGTTTTAGCCATAAATACACTTCCTTAATGGTCAAACTGGGAATGATCCGGCCAGCTTTTCTGCCGGTAATAATGAGCCGGATTGCTATCCGGTATCATCCCATAATCTTCATCACTGTCAGCCAGTAGCTCTTCTTTCATTTCTTCCAATCCCTGCCAGAAAACCCCAAGCCTGGGAGCCAGGTAATAGGCATGTTTATCCATAGCATTTTTCTTCTTCCAGCACATGCCGATTGCATAATCAACCAATAATGAACGGTAGCCCTCAGTCCTCTTATCTCCCTCGAATGGTGCCGGATTGGTTGCATCAGCCAGTTCGGTTGGCATACCAGCCCCATAGATCCGGATAGTATCTCCAGCCGATATCTGCCGGTTAAAACCCAGCATATCCCCCCGGAGATAGTATTGAGTCGGAGTGCCGGTTTTAGATAGCCATTTAGTATCAACAGTCTTTAATATCTGGATTGTGGTAGGTGTGCAATTCTCATCATTGTAATAGATTCCACCATCATCAATATTGATAAATCCTTCCGGAAGCCTGATCTCCCGGTCATCCACTATTTTGGCCTCTCCTTCTCCAGGATCACCGGTAACTAATGTTGCAGTCCAGACATTATTTACCAGTTTGATCCGGGAGCTGATAATCTTATGTCCCTTCTCTAACTGTCTTTTAATAAAAACATCTGTCCAGAATGCTTCAGTCTCCTCGTTGATAATCTCCCGAACATCTGTTACTAATTCGGTTAGGTTTGTCAGTATGGCCATTTACTTCACCTTCTTATTGTCCGGAATTTTTGATATTTGTTTAGCTACAGATATATTTTTTAATTCCTTCAGTGCTTGATCAATTCCCTCTAGTTTTTTTACAATTATCCTAATTGCCGGATTAAAATCCGCATCCCGATCTACTTGCATAGACATAGTCTTCCCCCCTTTCTTATAGATGTAGAAATTGAACCAGTACCATGCCGTCATTATGATCAATAAACAATCCTTCATCAAAAGCCTGGCCTTCCGGGCCAAAGTCTATAAAGTCATGAAAAACTGTAGTGCTATTTCCCAGTGTCCAGACCAATTTCCCTGCTGTCTTACTGTCGCTTGCCTCATCATAAATATCCGCAGTTGTAGCAGCTGTATGATACAGTTGAATACTTCTGACCTTGCAGGGAGCATTACAGATTACAGTATCAGCAGCAATTTTAATTTTTCTCCATTGTCCTATCATCACTTATCACTTCCCTTTCTTAGGGCATTTCTGCCCTGACTGTTGACGCTTACCTTTATTGCCTTTTCTTTTCTGGTAACTGTCCTTATAGGGACCAGTTCCGTCTCTATTTCCCCTTACAGTTCTTGACATTATTTCTTTCCTTTCTTTTTTCTTACTCTTTCGGGTAGTTTCTTCAGACTCTTTGGGGTATGTTTCACCCATTTGTCAAAAGTAGCCTGAGTAATTTCTCCTCTTTTCAACATGGCCCCAAATTTACGGACTTGACTTTTTGAGCGAAACGGACTCATTATTTATCATCTCCTTATTCTATGGTTAAATCAATTTCACTAGCAGTTGCTCCAGCAGTATCAGCAGCAGTAGATGGAGCAGTCCCGGTACTGGAATCACCTACTACACTGTGCCGGTGATCCTCATACTTGGCCTTAAATTCTTCCAGATCCGCTTTGATCTCCATCAGTAAATCGTACATTTCTCCCTTGCCAAAACCTTCCCAGGCCTGTTTTTTGGGGCTATTGGTCAGGCTTATCTCACTGGCTGTTGCCCCGGCTGCTTGTGCTGATGTAGAAGGTGCGGTTCCATTATCAGAATCTCCTTGTGCACTATGTCTATGATCCTCATACTTGGCCTTAATCTCATCAAGATCAGTACTCATTGCCTGGATAACTGACCATAACTTGCCGGTAAATCCCATGGCCATTCCTTTTTCCAGGGTTGGGGTTGTCAGAGTAATCGTGCTGGCAACCGATCCTGCAGCCTGAGCAGAAGTTGAGGGAGCTGTTCCAGTATTGGCAGCACCAGCTAAACTATGTCTATGATCTTCATATTTCGCTTTTATCTCTTCCAGGTCTGTTTTGATAGCCACTAAAATATCATATAATTCACCATGGGCAAATCCTTCTGCTAATTGTTTAATCACTTTTGCCATTAAAACTCATCTCCTTGTTTTAGAAGGGCAGGATTTTACTCCCGCCCTTCATTCGTTCTTAGAATTTAGTTGGTACGCTAAAGATGTTTACTATTCTTCTTCCATCCAGAACAGTCGGGCAACATAACTCATACCAGCCTAAAGTTCCATACATGGCCAGAGCATTCTCGGTTGTTGCTACAGGTGGACAGATATAGAATTTCTGGTTAACACCTTTTAGCCTGACATTACCAAAAGCACCCTTTCCAAAGATGGACAAGGCATACACGGTCCCGGTTTCGGAATAGTCAAGATCTCCGGTTGTGCTTGGAGTAGATCGGTAAGGTACCAGATCCTTGTGAAATTTTGTTCCGAAAATCTCTCCTTCCAGGTTTCGATAAAGGTCTTTCGGTGCAGCATAATGCTTTAGGTTAACCCATTCAGTATCTCTCTGGAAGTCGTACTTCTGCAATGGATCGTAGATTGCATGGTAATAACCATCATCGAAAGTTGGTGTTCCGTTGGATTCCAGTAATGCTACCGATTTTCTGATCATCTCGGCATTAATTTTATCCCCGGTTGTCAGTCCTTGAGTTGTAACGATTCTGATTAAATCATCATCTTCCACTGTATGATCTAAAGCATCCACTACAATTTCAGTAGTCGGGTTGGTATCATCACAAACAAATTCCCTTACCTGCCCAGCATTCTTACCGGTCAGAAATACTACTACACCAACATCATTTTGGGCCAACCCGGATAATGCAACAGAAAATACAACTCTGGTAGAAGAACTGCCAGAAGCAACACAGCTTCTTTCACCGGATTCATTACCATCTGCGTCAGAACGCAGTCCGATTCCACCTTTTACTATTGCTTCCCAGATTAGAGAGTCTATCGTACTTGCAGCAGCCTTCCCTAACTCGAAAGCATTCTCCTTGAGGTTCTTGTCCATATTGGTCAGCCAGAATTTCTTAGATGGTTTGATGTAATCTCCGTATTCCAGTACGGTAGCCTGAACAATATTTCCATAGGTCTTTGTAGCATCGGGGTTTTCTCCCTGAGTTAATGGTGTTCTCTTTTTCTTAAAAGGTGCAACTCGGGTAAATTCAACCTTTTCACCGGCATTCAGAGGAATATCAATATCCTTCTGTCTTTCGGCAAA